CTCAAATCCTTTCTTCCGAACTGCCTTGATCATCTCTTGAACTTTTCCGGTTATGGTCGAATCAAATTCGCTCATATCACCTTCATAATGGTGCTGGCATCGTGCATGATTAGCAAATATGTCAGCCATATGATAACCATTCAGGGGGGCACCAACCCTTATGGGTGTCGTCTCCCATTTGAAATTGTGATTTGGGGCGTAATTCCAGATTGTTGACAAAATATATTGGGAGATGGGACTACCTATGACAGTTCGAATCTTGTCCCTAGCCCATTTCCTTTCTGGAAGTGCTTCCCCCTTGACACTTACAGCACTAACAGGTATGATTTGTGCTGCCACTTCAAAAGTCCTTCTCCACAGGTCTTTGAAGGCACGCATGCCACCAATATCCCTAATAAAATGGGAACGGCGGTATTTGCGCCTTCTTTTCAACGGGTCAGCCATGAAGGCCCCCAACCCAAATTTCTTTTCCCACATCTGAATAATGTAGTTAAATGGTGTTAGTCGTGATTGTTTGAATATGTCACCTACCATAAACCACACATCCTCTATTGGCAAATCTGGGTATGAATACCGTGGAGAATGAAAATACCGGCTGGTTGCCTCAATTTCATTCTTGATGGATGCATAACTTTCGGCACGCCGGTATTCTAAAGCGTGGATCCTCAACTTATCAAGTTGATGGTCCACATGTCCTTTAATATTATGAATTCCCTGTTGCCAATCAGACCCAGAAATAACCCATTCTTTCCAAGACTTGACGGCAGGGTCAGATAAGTCAGGGTCCTTTAGGTCCACATTTATTGGCCAACCGAGGCTTGCCATAAGGTCCTTTGACTCCTGGATGGACTCAACGGTCGGCACAGTCCGGAAACCTCTACGAATATAATGTGGCAGCCCTAACTCGGAAACCACAATGGCCAACTGCATGCTGACCTGGTTCAAGTGACTCTGAAATGACCTAAAGGTATTTTCATTCTTGAAGGCCTTTTTAGAGGTAAACTTGACCCCATACAAATGCAAGTCTAGGGCTTGTACGGTGAAGTCAACCAACAATCCAGTCATTCGCCATTTAACCCATTCAACAAATGGGGTTGGCTTGTCGGAATCGATCCAAGCACCAATAGCCCTTGACACATTCACTATAAGGTTGATTGTTTGGCCAACCAACCCATCTGGCAAGGACCAAATTAGTCCAATTATGCCCA